ACCAGCGGGTAGACCTGTAATTAAATTTTTTCCATCTATTTTACTTAATGCCATAATTAACTTCCTATCCTTTCAGCTGCAAAGTTACTTTCAGTTCCATTTTCTCCAAGTAAAACTTTACTACTTCCTGCACTTTGTTTGAAAAATGCTTCCACATAATCGTCTGCATCTAAATACATAACGACTTCTATTTGTTGTGTTTGATAATTACTAAATGGATAACCATTTGCTGTAAAAGCATAAGAACTTCCATTTTTATAAATAGCTACATTTCCAAAATTTGTATCAGTACACTGTAAATATCCATGTGCTGAAACTCTATAATAACCAGCTACTCCTGGATTAAAACGATAGTTAGTTGTAGAATCAAATTTTCCATTACTATCAAATATTTCAGTGTCAAAATTTCCTTTAGTCCAAGTATCATTTGAAAGAGTTTGATTTGCACTTAATTTAGCAGAAAAAGCAGGATAGTTAGTCTTCTGCGTAGTAAGATTACCCGCACCATCAGATCCGATAATGCTGTTACCGCCAAAGTCCTGTAGTTGATTTGCTTTTATAATTGATGCCATAATTATGATCCTATCCTGTATGCACCGAAGTATGAATTAGCAACAAATATACCACCAGTGCTATCTCCACTTTCCGTAAAACCAAAAATTTCTATGTAATCTCCAACAGATAAATCTATTGTTGCTGATATTCCTACTGTTTGATTTATTGGTTGGGATGAATTGTTATTATAATTTCCTTGATTTTTATAGTCACTTCCATTTTTATAAATATAAATTTTTGATTGAAATAGTTTATAAAAACTACCACTCTGTGTTTGTTGAGTACCTCTTGCATATATAAAATATTTACCAGCTTTTCCACTAGGAACTGTAAATCGATAATTTGTAGAATTATCATAAACAGAGTCTGTGTCAAATCTCTCTGTGTTAAATTGCATTTTAGTTATAGTAGTATTTGAAATATTTTGATTAGCTGACAAATACGTTTCAAAAGCAGGATAGTTTAAATTACTTTGCACAACACCTGAACCTAGAGTAAACGTATCTCCAGAACTACCCAGGGTTACTGTGCCGTTGTCAGCGATTGGTTCTATATTTGTTGTTTTAATTGTTCCCATTATGATCCTATCCTGTATGCTCCAAATAATGTTTTTCTACTTGGTGTAGTTCCAAAAAAATCTGGGTTACCACTTGTGTCATCTATTTGTCCAAAACCCTCTAAATAATCTGATGATCCATTCATATCTACAGTTAGAGTTGCGTTAACAGTACAAAAAGAACCTAAAGTATTTCCTCTAGCATCAATTTTTGATTGACTAATCTCTGACCCATTTTTGTATATAAATAAATTTAACTGATCTAAATTAGCACCTGCAATTGTATCTGAACCTAAAACTGCATAAACAAAATACTTTCCTGCTACTGTTGGGGTAAATCTATAGTTAGTAGAATTATCATAACAATTATCGGTATCAAAAACTTCAGAATTAAATTGTATTTTTGTAGTGGTATTATCCGTTACAGTTTGATTAGAACTTAAAAATGCTTCAAAAGCTGGATATAAAAAACTTGGTTTAGCTCCCGTTGCAGTAGTAATAGTATCCCCAGAGCTACCTATCTCTAAACTAGTTCCTGATTGTGGGTCTATTTTATCTACAAATAATGTTGCCATATTATACTACCGTTAATGTTCCTTGTACTGTTACTGTTGCTGTAAATGATACTGGACCACATAACATCATGTTGTCCGTTGCAGGAACTGTAATTGTTTCTGAAACTGTTGCTAGGTTTTTATATCCACCATTGATTGCAGAAATCATTCCTGCTTGAATACTGTTTTCTCCAGGGTTAATGCTACCTGTAGATTTACCTTGGAACACTACATAGATGTTTGCTGTGCCTGATGGTGGAGCTTCTGTAAATGCTAGAGTGGTACCACCTGATATTGAGTAAGCTGAAAATGGATCTTGTCTAACGTTTCCAACATAGACTTCTGCTTCTGCAGTATTTGAAACACTTTGACTTAATGTAAAATTTGTTGTTGAACCATTACCATTGAACTGTTGAGAGTTCATGGTATTTAAATTTTGTTTTGGTGCGTTTCCTAAATAAGCCATGATTCTCCTTATGTACTTATATCATCTACAGCGCCAACGACAGTATCTAAAGAAGAAGCAGTGTCTGATTTAACAAACAGCTGATCTCCTGAAGCAAGTACTATCTTCGAGCCTCCATCAATAAGTTCTAATGATCCGCCACTTACAACTGGCGCATTTTTAATTAAATAATAATTTGCTGACGATCTTCTAATGTAAGCTTCAACATTGATTGTTGAAGTAGTGACGTTTGCCATTCTAACACTAATTAAAGTATCAAAACTATTAGCAGCTCCGCCTAAAGCATCAACGGCTGAGGTTCCTGTTTCTCTTGTTAGATAATTTCTAAAGTTTTGTGCCATAATTTATTCCTTATACTACAATGCAATCGACATAGCAATGACGAATCCGTTACTTGGTACACCATCAACAACACCTGAAGCGTCTTTATAAACTGCCTTACTAGCTGGCAATGTACAAAATACATCTTTAGTTCCTGCTGAAAAGTTCACAGCGCTATCTGAGTTAGATGAAGAAATAATAGTTGTTCTAGCTAATGTTCCAGCCGCAACGGTCCCAAGACCAACTTCAAACTCTGCTCCACCTTGTAAAGATATTGCATAGTAAGTCGTATTACTATTTCCAATAGCAGAAGAAAAAGTTTCAAAACCAGTTACCGCTCCAGCCAAAGTGAATGTGCCGGTACCAGTAGTCGTACTTGTTTCTTTTACTCTGTCGTTTACTACTAACGCCATTTGTATTCCTTATAAATATTACGCGTCGCCAAGTCTAATGATTGCACTAGATGAATTAGCAGTTGGAAACTGAACAACAAAATCACCGTTAGTTGCAGTTTTTGATCCGCCGAAATCTAGAACTAATACTGCTTCATTAGAAGTCCCTTTATAAATCAGAGCACCTACTGCTGTTAAAGTTACAGATGAAAAAGTTAAATCTGCAAAGTCAACGTATGCAATATTACTTGCTACTGCTACACCATTATTTGTTAAAGTATTTCCACCAGCAGTATAACTTGTACCAGATGAAGAAACTTCATTACTAGTTGTATAAGCTGTTGTTGAAGTACTGAAACCAGATATATTAGTGTATAGTGCTAATTTGAAAGTTGATCCACCAGATGAATCAAAATCAAACACACCACCAAGTAGGTCTGTTTTAAAAGAGTCAGGTACTATATTAGCCATATTTTTTCTCCTTAATTATTATGGTGATGGCGACTTAATCTGAGAACGAATAGCGCCATCTTGCCATTCATCTCTACGTCTTCTACCTTCTTGTTCAATAGAGTACGATTTTGCAGCCCTTTTATATGACTGTTCATAGTATTGTAACAGATCCGCTGGACCTTTCAAGTATCCATATGCTTCTACCAGACAAGCATACAAAAGTAAATCCTGATATTTGTTAGATGTGTAAGTTCCTGAAGCGCTTACTGATGAGTCTGTAAGACTTGTTGGCTGTTTAATATAAGCCAAAGTAATTTCAAAAGTAGCGTTTGGTGTAGGTGCTACCACCCAAAAATTAGCGTCCCAGTTAGCATAATACTTAGGTAGGCCACTGGCTGTGCTAGGTGTGTTGTAATATTCTGTCATAAAACTAGTGTCTCTTTTTTCTAAAAACACCTGATTATTAGATCCATCTTTTAATTGAACATATCTAATCGCTCTTAAGTCCGATGGAATGGTGACATATCTGTTTCCAGACTGTAGGTTTGATGTAGCATAAAATCTATTATCATCAGAGTCTACTTCTCTATAGATTCTGTTCTCAGCATTTTTAATTATTGTGTTTAGAACACCTGTCGACAATACAGCGCTATCTACTTCTGTATAGTTTCTAATATCGTCCTGTAAGTTTGTAAGTGTATATGCCATTATGGTGATAGTGTAACCGGACCAGCCGATATACTTCCTCCTCCTATTTTTGCAGTTGCAGTTGCTGTGCCTGAAGCTGTAAATGTATAGTTATTAGCATTTGTAACTGTAATTGTAAATCCCGAAGCGTTATTAATATCTGTAGAAGTTATACCCGCACCAGGTTCACCGTCTCTAAATCTAACAGTATCACCTGTAGTTCTTCCATGATTATCTTCAAACACTGTAATAGTTGTAGATCCACTTACAGCAGACAATGGGTTTAAAGTTAATACTCTTGCAACAGCAGGCTCAACTCTTGCAGGTCTTGCATTTAATAAACCTTGTGGATCCGCTGAATGTGGTTTTGGTTCTAGCTGAGGATGTTTTGGTTCAAACTCTGATACATGAACTCTTGCTCCATTCCATTCTATTACCATTTCAGAATATGGAAAAGCTAATCCTGATCTATCTGATATAAATTGTGCATATTTACCTGAAGAAAGACTCGACATTAAGACTCCGGATAATAAACTTTAGGACTAATAAAAGTACTTGATGATGAGCCGTCCTCTTGTAGTGCTCTTTGTAATTCATCTTCATACAACATCTTTAACATTTGAACTCTGTCAGGTGCATTTTTAATTGCAAGATAGTAAGCTAAACCGGCAGTCATACATGGTACAAATCTATATGGTACATCTGCATCATTAGTATAGTCTCCGGCATCTTGAATTCTTTTTACATAGTAATAATTTAAAAATTTACCTGCCTCATTAGACCCAGGTGTTAAATATAAAGTAACCGTAATTTTATCTATAAATCTTTGAACAAAATACTGTGATGGTGTTCCAGTAGATGTTTTATTTGATAGTGCTTGATATTGTGATCTACTTACTTTTGTAAGAGGTGTATCTACATTTGAGTTTCTGTATGATGCTTCTAATATATCATCAACACCATAAACAGCTGTAGCACTTGAAGTGCCATCACTTGTTGATCTAAACATTGTATACGTTGCCTGATCTGCAACTAATGTAATATTATTGTTTGCAACTTCCCAATAATGTAAACCTCTATTGGCCCATTCTTGAAATAAAATATTAAGAGATCTTCTTGCAGATTTTAATTGATAACCAGAAACACCTTGTATACCTAATCTTTCATAGGACTCTTCAACAATATCTGAAATAGAAAAACCTTTTTCAAAGGTAGTTGTACCCGAAGTAGTGTTGGCCATTTACTCTCCTATTTATCTATAATAACAGTTGCCGTTGCATTTGATATAGCAGAAACTGTCATTCCGCCTTCAAATAAGATTCCGTCTTCTGCTAGATTATAAGAAAATACATCACCTGCTGGTACATCTACTTGAAACTGTGTTACTGAGTTTCCATCTTGTAATGTAACTGAACCTGCAGAACCTGTTGATGCTAAAATAATTCCTCTTAATCTTGTTCTTCCTGCAAAGACTGATGTAGCGTCTGTTTTTCTAACTGCTTTTACGTCTGACTTCATTATCCTGTGTATCCTATTGTTACAGAGTCTGTAGTAGTTAAATCTAAATAGACTCCTGTTTTAAATCTTATGCCAGAACCAGGAACCATTAAATCAAGTCCTTCAGAACTAAATTTAGCTTGAAACTCTAAAGAACCTGTTCCATCTGTTCCATCATGTAGTTTTACTAAACAATTAGTACCACCATGAGCTAGAATGTAAGTAACTCTACATGGTCCTAAGTTTGTGCTACCACCAGTGATAGTTTTAAAATTACCATCTGCTGTTAATGTTGTGAACTTTTGATCACTTATAAAAGATCCGCCGCCTGCCATAATTATTCTCCGTTAAATTGATGTGGGGCCGAAGCCCCACACTAATTATTTATTATGATTCTTTAGCAAAAGTTCCTCTAACTTCAGTAACTTGCCATGCAGTAGTTCCATCTAATGATGCAATTACAACATAGTCACCTTGTCTTGAAGTAGCTTTTGTATTGATTAAGTCTTTGTCATCTGTTGAAGAACCAGCGTATGTGATTCCATCAGAAGCGTTTGGACTGATCGTCATTGTGTTTTGTCCATCAGGCGCATTGTTTGCGAACTTGAATGAGTATCCAACTGCAATTGCAGGTAAAGTGAATACCACACCATCTGTTTCAGAAACAAAAGTTTTTCCTGAATCAGCGTTAGTCACAGTGTAACTTGAAGCTTTAGTTTCAATGTTAACACCTTCTTTACCTTGAAGTACTGGACCTGAAAATGTAGTTTTTGCCATAATTATATCCTCCTAGTTTACAGATCATAGTCTCTAGGCCGTCGACTATACGCGTCTATGATCTTTTGATAATTGTATAGTGATTATTTTATATACTAGATTTGAGTAGAGTGCAAGAGAGCCTACGGTATTTATGCATTTCAGCGATGTAGCTTTTGACTAAGTAGCTACAGAAACTTGTGGAGTAACACCTTCTACAGTGTTTTGTTTGTGAGCAATAGCTGCTTCTTCCAGCTTAATATCAGTGATGATCTGCTTAACTTTGTCATCAATTCTGACCATTTCAAGAGTATATCTACCGTTAGATAGATGCTCCTGTTCCCACTTCAACTCCAAGGACCTTTTTGCTTTGTATAGGTCTTGTATCATTACTAACTTCCTCATAAGTTATTCGATAAGGTCTGTCCGAAAACATTCCCGATGATTCCCAACTTATACTCTTTTCTCCCAGTTTGTCAACTATTGATTGTTCTAGTGAAACAGGATCATCATTAGAATCTACTTCAAATTTAGCGTGATGATCATATGCGTATATGTTTACAAGGAATTTTTTCATGGTTTTGTCTTTCTATATAGTGATTGTGGCGGAACTATGTCCCGCCACAAAATTATTGATTAAGCACCTGGTGATGCAAAAATACCTCTAGGGTCTGATACGCCAAATACGTATCTTTCTCTAGCTTTGTATCTTACGTTTCCAGTATCGAAATCGCCTTCCATTTTAGTAGTCAATGGAGCTCTTTCCATATGCTTCATTCCGTTAGGCACGTCTGTAGTGATATAGAACGCATCTGTGTCAGTTAAGTAGTGGTTAACTGTGTATCCACCAGGAACCATTCCCATAGATACAAGTGCGTTAATATCATTATCAGCAGTTCCAACTCTTTGTGAAGACTTCATAAGTCTTTCAGCAGTGAATTGTAGTGCAGATGGAATGATCATCTTCACAGCTTTCGCAGCGATCTTTAAACCTCTTTCATCAGTAAGAGCAGCGATATCAATCATTGCTTGTTCTAATGAAGTTTCGTTTAAGTCCGCAGCAGTTGCCAATGTATTACTGAAAGTTCCAGAAATAGTTGGGTGAGCTGTGTTGAAAAGAGTTACACCATCGCCTGAAGTGAAACTCAATCCAGGTAAACCATTGTTCAATGGTGAAGCTGCTTTAACTTGTTTAGTTTGAGCCATAGATCTTGCTAAAGCTTTTGTATATCTAGACGCAAGTCTGTCATACAAATTGTCCTCAATAGCTTCCTCAGTGATAGCAAACCCAAGAGCAATTGTCTCGTG